GCATCACGAACATTTTTACATTTGCCTCGAAGTGGGAAAACGCCGTAATGATCTCGACCAACTACGGAAAGACCCGCAATTGCCAACGTTTTTGCGGAATCACCTTCGGTCACAATAAGTGTACACTTACCCGAGTGTTGTGTACCAGCTTTATTTGCATCGTCGAGTTTTGGAATACCCGTTATTTTTGATTTACGAGACCCATCCGTTTTCTTGAGTTCTTTCATTTCGCGAAACTTTGATAACGCCATAAGTTCCGATTGAATACTCGTTTTTAGAATAGTTTTAATGAACGTTTTCGGTGGTTCAAATTTACTTCCGAAATCTTGTGGTTTAAGTGTACATTCCGATTTGACCTGACTACTAAAACTCGGATTGACCAACGTCGCTTTTACAAAAACGAAAAATGCGTTCTTGACTTGTTGGGGTCGAAGTTTTATTTTCTTTGCCATATCTTCGATAATACCATTTGCGAGTATTCCCGAAACGTGATCAACGTGTGAACCTCCTTTTGTTGTACATATCCCATTCACAAACGATACGTGTTCAAACCCATCATCTGAAGGAGCGATACACACTGACCATCTATCACTCGTAAACGTACACATCTCATCCATTTTTGTATACATTTTAGCATACGTAGTAAACGTAGATTTTGGTAAAGGTTCACCTTGAAACTTTACTTTACAGTTTTGTGATGTACAAATATTTGCATCGTATACTCGTTTTTCGAATATTTTATAGATAGAATCATCCATTTTTGACATACCAAACCTTTTCCAATCGGGAACAAAAGTAATAGAAACACTCGACGTAGCACTTGAATACTTTTTTATTTTGGGTGTACCACACGTTTTCATATTATCTGTCCATTCTTGTGTATACATACACTTATTTTCACCATCTTTAATTTTAATGGAAAACTTCGTCGAGTATACGTTTGTAAGTTTTGCACCATACCCGTTACGCCCACCAACGACGCGTTTTTGTGTATCGTCATAATTTGTACTCGTGAGTAAATGACCGAATGTTAATTCGGGATTCCAAAGACCTTCTTTTTCATGCATTTTTACCGCAATGCCTCCCAAAGGTCCATTATTTTCCACGGTTATTTCACCCGTTTCTTTATCAATAGATACACTGAGCGACGTTACGTTTTTTGGGTACATGGAGTTCCTGTCGATCGCATTTACTAAAATTTCATCAAATATTTTTAAAAGTGCTGGTGAGTAGACGACATTTTTCTTTTCAAAGTGATCATTTTCATACACCCAGTACGGTTCGGCTACACGTGAAACTGGTCCAACATACGAATCTGGACGCTTTAAAATATGCTCCACGTGTGTGAGTTTTTGAATACTTTCACCCATTTATGTTATATTGCACCTTTTACTTAAGTATCTTTTTAGTCCTTCGAACCAATATATTAATTCATATTTTGTTTTTGACTTGGGTGCGGGATGAATATTTTTTATGCGACCACACTCGCGGTCACGTAACGTGGTAATTCCCACTTTATACGAATTTATATAACATGCATAACATACACGTTTTACCTCCGTACCAAAAAATTTTAGGTACATATCATTATTGACAGTAAAAATGGGGCGTATTTTTCTATATTTACGTATAAGAATACGTTCTTCCGTGGTATTTGTGTGTATACATGGTTCTAGGGGACATTCACACAAATAACATTCTTTTGACCATTTAATATACATAAAAAATACTGGTCTTTATCTTTTATGTATTATAATCATGTACAACAACCCGACGGCGTTCCAGCTATTGGTGTAAATTTAGAAATGCAACCACCTAATCGAGAAGAGCCCGAGCCCGAGCCCGAGCTCGAGTCTGTTTACGAAAGAACTGATATACTTTTTACTAAGATTATTCACGTTACTACATTTTTTGTGAATTGTTTATTTACACTCATATTATATAACATATTGAACATTATAAATCTTATACTTTCGATGTTGTGTTTATATGGTATTTCAAAAGAAGATATGAAATATGTATACTTTCATACCGTATATTTAATTATATGTTTGATTATGGCGATATATGTAGTATCGGACGTATATATAATTTATTATTCAACTTATACTGTACTGAATTTAATAACAATTGAACAATATAGTTAAAAGTTTTGATACATAAGTATAATATGCGAGAATTTATTTTAAAAAGACTCGAATTGGGAAAAACAAAATATGGTCACGGTGTCCGTGTTGATATGGATACAGTTACATGGGGAACACCTAAAAATTCGTGGTTAGAAATGGCTATAGAAGAATATATCGATGCTATAATTTATATAGCTGCTGATTATATCCGAAATTTTGAAACACCTGTAAGACCAGATGATAATGAACGTATATTAGAATTAGCATGTAATCCAGAATACATGTTGAGTGATTTTCATACCATGTCAATTAAAACAATTACAAATTTGATATACATGTCTACTCACCGAGAGTAAAACTGTAAGTTCTTCTGAGTTTTACAAAGAACCACATTCTTTATTAACCTAAGTTATTTTATTTTACAGTAAAATGTAAATTAAAAATGTCGCAATACTTTTTACCTACCGTTACTCAAACAAATTTTAGTGATACGAAAAATGTACTCACTAAAAAACATCAATCAAATATTCAAAATTACGATGATTGTTTACGTGTATCTAAAACTTTAAAAACAAATAAAAAAACACCAGAAGAAATGGCACGTATTCTTGATAAAATGCGGAAGAAAAAACTTGAATGTCAAAAAACAAGACCAATTCAGGTTATTGATTCTGTACCTAAACGAGACGTTTCCGAAAACCGGAGCGTATGTAAAGCTTTCACGCTATCGGGAAAAAAGTGTTCATTCAAAGCCGTATGTGGAGAATATTGTAAAAAACATAGAATAGATAATCAAGTGTTAGGAACTAGACCAAAAATAAATGTTTCTTTATTATAAAAAAATGTTAGATCAGGAAACGCTCAGACCCGTCATAGTAGCAATGGCGCTTTATCTTGCAATTTCAAAAATCGTACCAGAACTTCTTAAGAAACCAACCAATATTAAATTTATTGATGATATTGTTGCTATGCTTATTGCCCAACGAGGATCACTCATGTCCGGCGCCATCTTGACTGGCGTTATTACTTTCCTTACCAATTATATTAGCGACGAATTCTTGTAATACATTTTCTTTACACGTTAACATGTGAGTCCTCGGATGTTCCATATACCTTATTTTTTTGGTATATGCATCTTCCATAAACTCTCGTAATTGATTTTCGTCGGGTTTACCCCATTTCATACCCGCTTTGAATAAAAAATCGTCTTTCGGTATTTCTTGTAAACCACATTTTATAGTATACGGTGTTTTGACATATTCAGGAGCACCACCATAATCAGTTATAATAACGGGTTTGTTTCGTAAAGCTGCTTCGACTGCTCCCATGCCTACACCTTCTGAAGACGAAAAACTGACATAACAGTCTCCCATTTCATGTATTTTTTCCATTTCTTCATCTGATATGAGTCCGTTTATAAACGTAACATTAGGTATTCGCGCTTCGACGGGTTGTTTACACGTTGCTTTTACCAATAAACGTGAATCTGGTTTATTCATACGTACGAATGTTTCTATGATTTTATTAAAATTTTTACGTGGGTCGTGAACATTACCTATATGGTAAAACGTATACGGTCTCTTATCGGGTATATGTGCGTGTATAACGAAAAAATCTTTATCAGGAAACTGTTTTTTAAAAACTTTTCTACAGAATTCACTCGGTACGGCAATTCTATCGAATAAGTCAAAAAGTTTACCATAATCTTCGTGTACTGTTTCTGTTTCACATACGGTCATACACGTCACATGTTTAATTTTTCTTTTTATTTCTGGTATTTTATCTAACCAGTATGGTACAGGTAAAGCAAATATAAACGCTCTTTCACATTCCGGAATTTTTTCGTGTATTTCTAAGTATTTACTTCTAGGAAAAAGGTTCATATATTTTTTACAGTGTTGACCTATACCACTCAGGGGAGTTGGACCAATGAATAACATTTAGTATAAAGATAATATTTCTTTTATATATATTACGCGATGGACTCTATCAGAAAACAAATTGAAGATGCACTTCAAAGACCGAAAATCAATAAAGAAACTATTTATGGTATTCTTAAACAAATTGTCGATGTAATCGAACCACCAGCTCCAGCTCCAGCTCCAGCTCCAGCTCCAGCTCCAGCTCCAGTACCAGTCCCAGCTCCACCAAAGGCTCCAGAACCAGCTCCAGCTCCACCAAAGGCTCCAGCTCCACTAAAGGCTCCAGAACCAGCTCCAGTTCCAGCACCAGAGAAAAAGAAGACGACTACACCAAAGAAAACCGTAAAGCGTGTCGTTAAAAAGAAGGTTGAGGAACCGAAGGCGTAAATTTATTTTTTACAAATACAAATCCACCAATAATCATAGCTAAAAATAACACTAAATAACGTAAAGGATACTTTTTCTTTTTTTCTATTTCCATTTTTTCAATATCCTCCTTATCTGGAAGTTTTTTAACGTTTATGTTAAGATCATCTATCTTCCCGATAAGTTTATGTAACGCTTCGAGAATTTGTACTTCTTTATTGATAGGTTTTTCTTTGACGTCTATGGTTGTTATTTCAAGAACCATGTACCAATTCGCATCCGGTTGGAGCGTTTTATAATCACCGTCACCTTGTGATTCGTATATTTTAAAATTAAGTTTTTGTATCGATATGGGATTGAATAAATTTGTCTGACGCTGAAACGATCTCCACTGTTTATCACGCATGATAAAATCATTACTTCCCGTAAAACTTCGTTCTAATGGTACGCGCGCTAGGATCTGTCCGTTACGTTCATTTAGTATTTGACCACGTTTTGGGATATCATCACATACTATATCTATATACTTTGCTACATTTGTATTGCCTAAATCATTTTCACCTACTTGTGTGATATAAAAATCAACTGGTTTTATACCAATTACTTCTGATATTTCTTCGACGTGTAGATTAGATTCAAGTGATAAATCAATAGTGAATGTGTTATTTGTACCATTAACGAATTCGGAATCCACAATTATGTATTGTACTTTTTTTGGTAAGTCCTGGAGAGATACCATATTGTATTTAGTATATAAAAAAAATAAAGGTAATTACTAACAGTTATGTTTACATTCTACAAAAGTGTATGTAACTTAATAGCGCCTACCCCAAACCCCGTGAGTATAAAAACATCTCCTTCGATAAATGTATTTGATAATGATTATATCGTATCCAAAAATGAAGCGAATGAAACAATCATTTTAGAAATACCAAAACAACCTAAGTTATATTATACATGGAAAAATAATAAAAAATGAAATGGAAGACTATATCGCCTTACACACGTACGACTACATTCTCGCCTTTTGTCAAGCGACAAACAATCTCCCGGGAGATATACAGAGGATCATATGGGAAAAAGTTAATAAATACGACGCGTGTTCTCTCGAGTGCCCAGGGGCACCCAAAAAACGAAAATACGGTATGGGAGGAAAAACTGAAAAACTCGATAAACTTATTCGGCGATGGCGAGAACTGTACGGAACTCCATGAACACGCGTATAGTGAGTTTTGTTTTACGGATACGCATGATATTGTAAAATACGCAAACGAATTAAATCGTTCTAAATATAGGGAGGTACAAAATTATAAAAGAGAACTCATGTATAACAAAATGTACGGTATTTTATGGGAATTATCACCGGTACCTAAAGACGATTTTGTACACGAGGATAAACTCGTCGAGTTACAAGTTCGTTTACATGAATCTATAGAAAGGTGTGAAGCCTTTGAAGAGAAAGAGAAAAAGTTTAAAGAAAATATACTAAATAAAATGTAATGTAATGCTGAGTATAATAAATCCGTACACTAAAACCATTCGAATATCATGTCCTACTAAACGTAAAGAAGGTATAGCTGAATACGA